CAAGCGCGGCAATCTGTTCTGCCGACGGTTCGTATTCACGCTTGATGCTCTCGGTAATTGGTGTCGTCCAGGCAATGCCCTTGGTAGCCTGCAACCCCGCCTCTGCCGCATCCATGAAAGCTATCTTGTAGCGATTAATGAACTTGTCAACATAGAGCTTCATCTCGGCATCGACATCAAACAGGTCAGCCGTCCTCACACCTTCCAGCGTATCAAACTTCGCCATGCGCCGCTTGATGTGGACCGCCTGCTGCTTCAGGAACTTCTGCACTTCAGGAGCCATAGCCCGCTCCTTTGAGGCAACCCGCTTTTCGAATACCGTCCATAACAATTTCTTGCGCTCTGGATCATCCCAGTATGATGCAGGCTCGCCCTTGGTCAATGCGGCAGGCTTGCAATCACAAGCCAGTGCCTTTGTTGGCTTGCTGGTAGTGCTATCGGCATCAGCCCCTATCGGTACAAGCATCATTTGCATATAGTATTGATCGCCGCCCTCGTAGGGTTGATTCCCACGCTCCTGCCTGATTTGATTCGGAGTCTTGAGACCGTTGCGGATTTCCATTTCGGCAATGCGCGTGGATCGCTCCTCGTCCTCCTGCAATACCTTGATGTCGGTAAAATCAAACTTGAACCAGAAGCGATCATCGAAATACCGTGTCAGGCGCAGGTTGATCTTATCGCAAATCAGGGTGAGCAAGGGAATGACTGTCCCTTCCCAAAACCGCTTCTCCTGTACTTCCATATTGGAGTAATTTGCATATTCGAGCAGGCCGACAATGGACGGCGGCACGCCTATACCGGCAAGCATCTCCTCGCGGTTCGCTTTGCGCAGTTCGATGTACTGAGCGTCCTTCATTGTCTCGCCCAGTTTCTCAACCTTCATCCCGCCCCAGATCAACCCCATGCGGTTTGTTTTCTTTGATCCTTTGTGCCGTTCATCCCATGCAGTCAGGAAGCGCTTGCGCTCTGCCTCGCCAGGATCTCCCGGATGGATGAATACGCTCGGAGGCATAGCGTCATTTTCCAGGTAGCCCTTCTGAAAGGCCACAGCATTGAACTCCAGCGTTGCAGTATTGGTCAACGGTTCCATAGCCCCCATGCCCAGGGAGTAGCTGCCCGGGTTAGCCTGCCTGAAGTGGATGACCTCGGATATATCAAGTGCTTTGCTTTTACCTGAGCTGCTTCTGAAAATATAATGCGTCAGTTTACCGCTACCATCAAGGCAAGGCTTCATCTGCTCCGGCTTGATCCACCATATCTCAACAGGCGGGTTTTTCATTGATATCGGTTGCTCTTCCTGTGTCCCTACCAGGTTCCAGTAGGCATTGCCGGTCAACAACAGATTGACAACCGTTATCTGCATCAGCTCCGCATAACTCAAATCAGGATTCGGCCCTTCAATCAAATCGTTCAGTTCATGCCCTTCAACCTCTATCTGTTCTACCCCATCCTTGACTTTGGTCTGCTGGTAGAGCTTCAGTAATGGCTTGATAGAAGCAACGGCCAGGGCAACCCCGCCTGCGTATAGCCAGGGAAGTTTCTGGTATGCCTTAATGAAAGCATCATAGCTACCAATTTTGTCCCCGTCCGGTTGACCGTCAACAGCGGATGCGGTTTCAAGGCCCATGAACCCGGCAGTCTTTTTGATATCATCTGCCTTGACAAAGCCGCGCTTCTGCAAATATCTGTCTATGATTGACATTAAAGCACCTCAAAGCCGATAGATGATTTATGCCCTTGCTTCCACCACGCCAGGGCCAAAGCAATCACACAGTCATCATGATATCCATCCGGGGCATTGTAACTCACGTTCCCGCTGCGCCCGATAGTGTACTCGTAAATGTCCAACTCGTTCTTTTGTACTTGGTCATCAAGTATCGATATGCGTTTCTGGTCAAAGGCCATCATAAGGAATTCAATCAGCGGCCCCTTGCTCTGAGCTGTGAATTTGTAGCCATCAACGTTCAGTCCGGCCCGGCGCAAGTCATCGTATATCGGATCACCTATGCCAGTGCTATCCAACAGCAGGGCCGCATTGTAGCGGTTGACATCAAAGATAATCCGCTGTTTCTGTACTGCCCAGTCAAGCAGGTTATAGCGGTCCATGAATACCTGTTTACCTTGAGCGTCCAGGATGGTCAATACCGTGAAATCGGTTAACCGCGCCAAGTCCAAGCCGCCATAATACTGCTGACCCGCTACCGGTGGCATTGCAACTGAATTCATGCAGGCGTCAATATTCCGGAATACCCCGGCGCTGTTCTCTAGGAATTCAGCCATGTACTCTTGATTGAATACGTCAATGGGGAGCGATTGCCGGGCCTGTTCTATGTCCTCTGCCGGTATCTTGGGATTATTCGATGTAGGAAATTTCCAGGATTTATAAACCGATTGTGTTTCATCCTGGCCTCGGGTGTACATATTGTAAAACCAGTTTTTGCCATGCGGTGTAGACGCAAATAAAACCTTGCCATGAGTATCAGAAACGGCAGGCCGGATGACCTCCTCGAATACTTCCCGCTTCTGCCTGGCCGCTTCATCCATGACAACCCGCTTCAGTCCCTCACCTCGCATATTGTCCGGGTTGTCTGCGCTCTTGAAAAACTCTACACCGCCGTTGCGGTATTCAATGCGCAGTTCACTTTGGGATACATCCTTGAAAGCAATAGCAGCTCCGCCCTTTTTAGCCGCAGCAATCTTTTTCCTAAACACAGCCTTTGACTGTGCGAATATGGGAGCGATCCACCAATTCTCGCCTCCCTCATTTATCGCCCCTTCATCAAGCCAGTTCGTTGCGGTTATGGTCTTGCCCCACCGCCGCCCACAATCAAGTATTTTGAAACGGGCAGGGTGCTTCAGCACTTCAAGCTGTGAAGCCCTTGGCCTGAAGCCTTTAATCCTTGCCGTTTCCATTTTCCACGTCGTAGTCGAAGCGTATATTCAAATTAATATCACCTTCAATTTTATCTTTTAAATATCCAAAGTGCTTGCCAAGCATTTCCCCGGATCTCAACTTATCGTGGAGTTTAAACTTGAACGTAGAATATATAATTGACCGTTTCCCTTTTTCATCCTCAGTTATCGATCTCTTTTCCTCGATAGTATGGATAATCCTGCTTGCACCTTCAGGCATTCCATCATATCCCTTTACTTGGACAGCACCGGTATCAGGATCGATGTCAACAAAATCTTTCATGTCGGCAGTGTATATAGGTATCAATTCGGCAACCCATCGCGCCCTTGTCATCTCTGCTTTGTTACCATCACTTTTTTGAATATCTAAAATAGCGGCAGCAATGTTATCATTTGTTAACAATCGCTTGCCCTGAACTCTCGCCGATTTTTTCTTACATCCAACAAGTATTGCCGCTTGAGTAGCATTAAAATATCCCTTCCCATTTGGATTAAGATATTCCTGGACAAAGCGGGTCTGCTTTGGATTAAGCTTTTTCATCATACCCTCGCACCGGCATATACCGGGCGATGTACTTTTTGTCTATCTGTTTTTCACTGTACTGTAGAAATGCGGCCTGGGCTTTAAGCCAGGCGATTATTTGCTTCAGCATTTTTGGAGAGGTGTTATTTATCATCAGCGTGGCGGCTACGAAGTCGGGTTTCAATTGATTGCCCATAGTGCACCTATCCCAAAATGCGGGTGACCATCAACACCCATGAGTAGGCCCGGGCCGATCTTGATATTTCCGAACAGCTTCAACAGCCAGCTCTTTTTCAAAATACTTGCCGTGTTTGCGATACTTATGTCCAGTAACTTTTGACACTCCTCGAGTTTTCCCTCCAATGCCCCGATATGCTCCAGGCGGACATTATCCCGGACATGAAGTTCGCCAATTTCGCCCTTGAGCGCCAATATTAAGCTACTTTGAGCGGACACTTTGTCGGACATTTTCAGGGCTTCAAATTCCAAAGTGTCATACCTAGATTGCAACTCGCCTTTTTGGTTTCGGATTGCCTTAATATCAGCGGAGCTTTTTACCTGGATGTTGTCAACCTTGGATTCAGCAACTTCTGCCCGATCCTTCCATTGATCTATAATGACTGTTGAAGTATCGCCAAGTAGTTTGAATTTTACTCGAATATATGCTGTTTCGCTTTTTGAAATGCGGAGCTTTTCAGCTAAGATAATATTTGTAATTGCTGCCTTGATCGATTTCTGCTTATAGAATAGCCCGGCCCCAACACTGATGAATAGGACAACACCCAAAATCCAGGGGAGGTATTTTTTGACTTTGAGTAGTAGTTTTTTGATCATTTTATAGCCTCGTCAATAAATCGCGAATCCCACATCTGTTTTCTTCAATCGCTAATCTGAATCTCTCTATCACTCCATCACAATATTCGCTCGGACATGAAGAAACGTGTAACGTGAGAGCCTTTGTACCACTATTGGTTCCGATACATGCCACATCAAGGCTATGCCCACATTTAGCACAACGTAAAATTATTTCAGTATCACGTCCAAATTTAAGCGGTTCTTTCATTTTGTAGCTCCCGCCAAAACAATACTCAATGCTGTTCTGGCAATCATTTCCCAATCATCAATGTCGGTTAGCTTCATTTTCCCAGAAATGATATCTGTAAAAACTGAAACGGGGATGACATGAACTTTATTGTCTAAGGTCTGCAACGTCAAATGCGGCATGTCAGGCTCTTTCGGCAATCCGGTTTTGATATCTATAATTTCACCCATGGCCGTTTCCATAAATTTTGATTATTCGACCATCGCTTAAATCAATTCGCATTGGCCCTTTGCCATGTCCACAACAGGAAGCCCGCATATTTATTCCAGCTTGTTGAAAGGCATTAACAAATGGAATAACGCACAAATCCACCTTGACCGGTTTAATTTTTTCATGACCTGTGCAACTTAAATCTTTATCGATATGAACAAATACTAGTTCTTCCTTATGGCATGGGCAATATTTAGGCCATGACAAAATGAGTTTTTTAATTTCAGACGATGGTTCGCTATTCATCATTTCACCACCTGCCTATTTTCCCAAGACTTCTCCAAGACATTCCACTTCGAATAAACCTTACCATCCTTTGTTTTGAAATAGACTGAATGTTGCAACCCGCACTTACAGCAAATATGTGTCTCTCGCTTTTCCCAAGGATACCAAATGCCTGAAATTACATCAGTGGTCTTGTCAGGGCGCAGTTTGCTCATTTGTATTAATTATGCACTGTGAAAAGCGTTCTGTCAACTTTTGCTTTAATCTGATCCACCCTGAGACGCCAAATCGCATAAGCCAACCGGCTGTCAACTTCATCCCCGAACGGGTACAGCAATAGAAAGTCGTCATCGGGCCTGCAGTTCTGCAGCACCTGGTCGGCTATCGTTTCGTAGTACCGTACCGATCTAGGCTCACCCCGGCGGATGGTGCTTTCAAATGTATGGGTTACTTTTTGGGTCATGTCAACACCAATTCGTAGTGCCAGGGATCTTTCAACTTTTGATCAAGCGTCTGCAGGTTCCCATTCCAATCTGCCCCGCATCTGATATTCAACCCCATTTCATCGGTCAGACACATGGCATACCCGGCGATTATGTACAATCGCCCTGTGTCTTTTCCCCGGTCATAGGGATGTGGACTGAGGTCAACGGCCAAGGACTGCGGGATCATTATGTCCATTCCGTCCTTTTTGAATTCCGTCATGTGATTGTGCTTCGAATCCGGCCAGTCAACTTTAGAAAACCCATTTATAAAAGCTTCATGCTGTTCCTTTTCCCCACGCCACCCGCACATGATGAGCCAGTCCTTATGCCTGGGCACAAGCCGTCCGCAAAGGTCATAAATGAAATTGGCAAGGTCGGGATGTACTTGTAAAAGACGGTCCTCTGAATAAATCATGATTTCCTCCAAGTTCTTTTATTTCCAACTACAACCATTCTTGAACCGGCATGTGAATCGCTCATTTTCTTTCTTGTTTCCTTCGACATCTTTTTACCAAAACACCAATGTTTATTACCAGACTTACCAAGACTCAATTTCTTTTTTACTCCATCAGGTAAGGGCTTACCATAATTATGATTGTTTATCCCACTCATTTTTTTTATTGTCTCAATAGAAAGTTTCCTACCCTTAAGGATGACACTTAATTTTTTTTTTGTTTCTTTAGAATGATGCTTGCCAGTATTTGCAATACTTATTTTTTTTCTTGTCTCCATTGATACGACACGCCCACTATTTGCTTTACATCCCGATACCCCTTCACCACCATCCGTAAGGTTATATCCGTTAGGAGTTTTGGCATTGAAAGTTTTAATATAATGTTTTTCAAGATCGGATAATTGTTCTTCAAACAAACATTGATCTATCACTTCCCATTTGAAATTTCCAGGACCATATTTTCTAATAGCTCTATGAAAGATACGGCGACTGCCATTTCTCGCTTCAAATAAATGAGAAAATTTTCTTTTGTTAAATCGTTTAGTAGTTTTCCCGATATAAATTTTTCCATTAATCAAATTCGTTGCTTTGTAAATTACCCCACCCTTCATATCGCACCTATAAAAAACGGCCCCAGTTGCGGCGGGAAAATACCTTGCTCCCGAATGGGAATAAGATAGACCCCTGGGGCCGTCGTTAGTTTCTGTCAGTTCTTTCAAAGTATTTACCCGTCCGCATATAATTATTATGCGCTTTAAAATTCATCTTGTCAATCCAATATCGAAGTACTTTGAATTTAAAACCTTCTCAGCATACCCCCGCTGTGATCCCATTCCCCAATACATCCATAACGCCGCGCCCACATCCCCCGGGTTGCGGTCCAGGTAGTGACGGAGAATGACTGCACCGATTTTGACGTTGTAATCAATCTCCCATATTTGCTCAGGGTCAATGTCCAGTGACTTCTGCCAGACCTTGAGATTTATCTGCATGATTCCATAAGCGCAGGGCTGACCGTTCACATATGACTGAGCGCTTGGATTGAAGTTGCTCTCCCTGTGCGCCACGGCCAGGATCAAGTACGGATTGATCTTGTAAACCTTTCCCCACTTCCACGCCGCTTTGGCAATGTCGAATAAATCCCGGTCCCGTGTCTCCATGACTTGCACCAGGTATTTGTATTCGGGCAGTTCCCTCACCTGCAGCGCCGCCTTGTTTGCCCGGTATTTCTGCCAGGTGATCTCTTTTGCCAGTTGCCGGATCGTTTCGGTTCTCAGGTTATGACGGTCATGCTGCCATGACAGAGCGAACA